CCGTCGCGGCCGCGAGCGTCTGCTTCGACAGGATTCCGAAACCATCAATGCACGTCGCGGTCGCGTCAGACTCGCCACTCACGTTGTAATCAAGGTTCCAATCATCCACATAGCCCTGATAGATGGCCGAACCGTTTGCCGTAATTCTGATTGGCCGGCGCGGAACAATGTTCGGATACAACGTCGAGCTCGTGTTGGACGGGTCGAATGTGCGGTCTTGATTCTGAAACGTCACGCTAGCCTGACCCGTCGCGTACCTGTCAAGCTCGCGCGAACGACCACGATTAACCGTGATGGTCTGCGCGTATGACGTGATGTCGGTGTAGAACTCGCCGCCAAGTTTGTACGTCGTTCCGTCTAGGACGCCTCGAGTCGCACTATCTAGCGTAAAGAACGTGTTGCCATACGAGGATGCGTCAAGGCTCAGCTGAACACTAAGAGACGGAATCGCCACGCCTATGCTCCCGCAAAGACGGGACCGTTGCGACGCTCAAAGACCTTGATCGCCTCAACGATCTGGCGTCCAATGTCCGACCCGTCAGCGCCCATGCCAGCCGCGATGCTGATGTTGTAAACCGTATCGCCGCCACTGTTGACGCTCTCACCAAACGCCTTACGCATCATCTGCACCGCCGTCGGCGAACCAAGCGGAATAACAGCCTCATTGCCAGACTCGCCTGCGATGTACCGCGGTCCGGTGAGAAGACCACCCGTCGCCAGGCCATAATCCTTCTTCACCGGCATTCGAGTCGGATAGTCAGGGTGAGAACGCTTCCATTGATTCAATTCGCGCACGGCAGCTGCGCGCTGATCCTTATCCGCCTTAGACACTGCTGATCGCAAACGCTGCAACTCGCGCCAATCAGCAAGATCCTGCTGATACTGCGCTCGAGCAGCAGTCGTAGCCGGGCCCTCATTACCACTGCCAGGCGCACCAATGTCAGGACCGAGAGCCGATCCGGCAAGAACATTCTTTCCGCCGCCAACAATGTTGTAGATATCCAGCGCCGCGTTCTTCAAGCTCTGAAGCGCGTTAGTGAACCCCTGGCTGAACGCGTCACCAAGAGCCGCTCCGCGCTCCTCACCAATGATTGCGTCAAGCTGCGCCGAGAATGACTGAGCAGAAAGCGCGCCCGAGTTGAACTTCGCCGTCAGATCATCAATCTGCTTCTGCGTCGACTTTGTCGCATCATCCACGTCGCGCTGACGCAACTGTGCTTTCCGGTTGTACAGAAAATCGTCAAGGTCGAGCTGCGCTTGCACCTGCTCAGCACTTCCCGCTTCGGTAGCTGCGAGCGCGGCGCGAAGCGATGCGTCTTGAATCGAAGCGCGACGATCCTCAAGCGCGCGACCTTCACTGCTCATCGCCGCCGCGTTGCCATACAAGCCGCTCGACTTCGTGTCACCAATGATCTGCGCCAGCAACCCGCCAAGGCCAGACGCTGAACTAGCCAGCCCGCTACGCGCGCTCTGAACAGCAGACGCCATGCTCACGGACAACGACTTGGCAATCGTATTGCTCAATCGTGGCCCGCCAGTCTTGACTTTCTTCTCCGCCTGCGAGATCAGGTTCTCAACGAGTGCTTCGCCGATGCCTAGATGAAACTTGCCAGGCATACTGATGCCGGTCGAGTCGATCCACGCTTGAATCAGCTCCATCACGGAGTGCTTGGCGAGCTCGTCTGCGATTCCGCGATACACGCTCAGCGCGAGGCGCTTGCCAAGATCGAGCGCAGCCGTATTGACAAACAGGTTGCGGATGATTGAGTTTCCGGTATCTGAGCCGTTCTGACGCGCGCCTTGTTTTGCGCCCGAGAACAATGCTGCGGTAAGCGTCTGACCAACCGCATAACCCGCTTGTTCGATGCTGCTGTTCAACTTGCGCTGCAAGTCAGCGGCCCACGCAGCGACCTGATCTCGTCCTGCGGGCGTCAAAACGACGCGAGCCGGCAACTCTTGTGTCTGACTCGTGTTCCACCAATGCAAAACACTGTTGTAGATACCGCCAGCAAGATCACGGATCTTCCCGATCGTGAACTCGACACGAGCCGTGAACGTGGGACGTGCCTGCAGATCGGTGATGAAGTTCACGATGCTTTGCGCTGCTCGAGCAATGCCCGGCATGAACGTCGCAACAAGATCACCGGCAAGATTGTTGAACGTCTCGCGAAGGATGTTCAGCTGACCAGGCAGTGTCTTGCCGAACGCCTCAGCACTGCCACCGACCTGCGTCGTCAGCTCCTTCAGGATCATCTTCTGAGCGCCCATGACGTTGCCGCTCTCGACCATCGCCTTGATCTGCTCTTTTTGATCAGCGGTGAACTGCACGCCAGCGCGACCAAGGGCGCTAATGCCCTTCAGCGGGTCGTTCAGCGCCTTGCCGACCATCATGGCGCTCGTGTTTAGATCCTTGCCGAGCGCGACGCTGAGATCAGCAGTAACCTTTGTGGCCTGATTGAAGACATCGTTGCCGCGGCCGGCTTCGTTCCGTACCTTTGTAAACGTGAGCAGCAGGTTCTCCGAGCTCTTGACAGCCTCGTCATCAAATCCGCTCTTGCGCATGATGCTCGTCGCGAGCTGATCGACCTGACGCTTTGTGACGTTCGCGACACTGCCGGTCGACTTGAGGACCGCGTTGGTTTGAGCCGTGACCTTCTCGGCCTGCATGAACTCGTCCACGCCCACCTTGACCGTCGCGATCAAGCCGCCGAGTGCAGCTGCGCCGGCGACGTATCCAGCCATCCGACCAAAGCCGCCCAGCGTTGACGTGGCCATGCCGAGCTTACGCGTCAGACCCGAGACATCAGCATCGATTGGGACGACGATTGCCATTAGAGGCTCCGCATCCTCAGGCGCATGTTTACGTCGCGCTCAATCTCGCGGACACTCTTGCGAATGCTTGCCCGAACCGTGTCCTGATGCTTCTCAGCGGCAGGCCACATGAACCGCGACGCCTTGCCATTCTTCTTCGACAGGTTCCGCGCGAACTGATTGCTCGAGTTCTTTCGACCCGCGTAGTCAAGGATCTGACCGCTTGCGTCTTTCTCGACGACTGCGATCAGTCGACGCTTGCCCGTGTACCCCTTGACGCCTTTGTTGGTGATGCTGAGCGCGATGCGGCGTCGAGCACCCGCAGACTCGAACACGGGAAACCCCGAGCCGGTACGAAGCGTCTTCTGCCCCTTACGATCCTGCATCTTTGCCGTACCCGCGTGCCAGCGACTAAGCGGCACGTCAGGGATCATGCTCTTGGCTTCTTGAACAAGCGGCTTGGCATCATCACGCAAGCGTTTACGCGCCGCGGTTGCGAGCTTCGGATCAATCTTGCGGAGCTCTTTCAGAGAGGCTTGTAGTCCTCGCACATGGGTCGTACTAGAAGCCAACTTCTACTCCGCATTTGCTTTCACGTTCCGATAGTAAATATACCGAAGCATGGTCGTGATCATTCGATCCGACTCGGCCGCCAAGAGGCTCGGAGCGATGCCGGTTTCTACTGCGAGACTAGCGATGAGCCAGTGCTTGGAGTGCTCTCCAAAGGGACAGGCTCGCCCGCCTCTTCACCCGTGATGTCCTCAAGCGTCGCCGCCCACTCCATAAACTCGAGGTCGGTCTTTCCGGTCCGCTTCGTCGAGTGCCAGGCAAGCCACGTCAAGTGACTCATCTTCGGATCCTCACCCAGCACACTGATCGAAAGGTTGAACTCCTGCTCGAACGCGATCATGTCCACGATCTCCGTGGTGATACGCGTCGGCGCAGCAGCGCCCTTCGTCTTGATTGCAAAGTCGATCTGCACGATAGATCTCCTAAACCGCCAGAGCGGTTATCTAGCTGACTACGGGGTCTTGGTGATTGTTCCCGAAATTGGCCACGTCACATCGGCCGTGGCCAGATCGCCGACAGCGCCGTTGACGGGCATCCACTCGGTGACAAGCACGCTCGCCTGGTACTGCGGGTTCGCGGTCGACGCGGCGCCCGTACCGTTCGGACGGACGATGACCGTCACGGCCGTGCCACCCACAAGCGGGTAGACAAGACCCTCGACAGCCGAGTAGTCCTGCTGCAGCGAGAGCTGAATCTTGTTGTCGAGAAGGCCGGCAACGCGCGTCTTCGCGGTGTTACCGAACGCGGTCGTCTCGACCTCGTTGACGGACGTGGTGAGCGTGACCTGCTTGACGTACGACGAGATGTCCGTACCGGCGAGCTGGACATTCGCGTTGGTGAGGACGATCTTCGCCATTGCTAGAGCTTCTCCTGAGAGGAAACGGGTTCGGATTCCACAACGGAATCTGATGTAGATTCTACAACACCCGCATCCGAGGACTCGGGCTTCTTCGTACTACCAGCCGACACGGCTTCGATATACCCAATCGCGAGAAGATGCCCCGCATCGGTAAGCTCATCGCTCGTGACCGTGTCGCCCGGCTTCTTATTGGCTACGTGCAAGGGGCCCGTGATCAGATACGACTTTGCCATGCGTCAAGAGTAAACCGTGAAGCGGAACTCAACGTACAAATACGTCGTATCGCCAGCATCGATGTTGCTGATATCCGTGGCGGACTCGCACACAGACGCCTGCACGGTTTGTCCTAATGTCGGGTCCGCCTCGAGCGCAGCCGGGATCCCCGTCGGTGCGAGATACGTGTCCATTGTGCGCTGCGCGATGCGATCCGTCTGACGCCCAACGATCACGCCGATGCGGTACTTCTGGACCATGCTACCCGCCATCGCGTCGTGATACTCGACGCTGTCAAGGATCGGCCACGCCATCGGCGGATTCACCTGATCAGGCTGATACGAGAACGTTCGCAAGCCACTGATGCTCGAGAGGGCCGTACCGATTGCCGCCTTGACGGTGCTGATCGCAGCTGCCATTAGACGAGCGCGACCATCTTGCGATACGGATCCACAAGCATCGCCACATCAGGATCAATCGCGCGCGAGATCCGCATCACGCCCATATCTCCAAAGCCAGCCACGCCAAGCGGCGAGTCAAGACGCTTGTACAAGCGGGATGCCTGGATGATTGTCGCCTGCTCAATGACCTTGGGAACGGCGCTCCAACCAAAGTTAGCGGTGAGCTGAACGAGCGCCTGCTGGCCATAATTCGTGGTGAGGGTCGGAAAGAAGTAGCGGCCGACAGCGCGAAGCTTGTCGTACGACCAGGCCGAGCCTTCGATGATCGCGTTGAGCGGCTCGAGCTGCACATCGACGGGCGTTGCTGTGCCGTATGTCGCATTCCACGTGATCTCAAACGTGCCAGGCGACAGCACGCTCGTCTTCAACGAATACAGCTGTGAGAAGTCATCGACCATGCAGAAGTACGGATCACGAGACGTGTAGACGCGCACTGCCGAGCCTTGGCTGTAGAAGCTGCGATTGCAGTACCCATCGATCAGCCGCGACGCAGACTCAACACTGCCCTCAAGGAGCGTGTCATCGACCGTGTCGGTGATGCGAAGCGCGGCCTTGACCTGCGCGAGCGTGCAATACCCGTTAGTAATAGCCACGCC